TTGACCGAGAGTAGTAACGCCATACCTACGCTCCCGTTCCTCTCTCATCTCTTGAATGTACTCGAGCACATGCGGATAGTCCCTTCCATTTAACAGAAGGGATGCATGTTTACTGGCTGTTGATTCAGCAAATCCTGCTTTCCTCGCGGCTTCGGCATTCGAATAGATGCCTTCAACAATAAACCGAGCAAAGGTTTTTTGCCTGTTTGTGAGGACACGTTCTTCCCCGTCTTCTATCTTTTCTTGCATCGACATGATGTTCCTCGTTGTGTATTACCAACAAGATAAACCATAGACCGGATGATGTCCATCTTTCCTATATAGGAGTTTTCTCCAGAGAAACGTACTAACGTACTGCCAAACGTACTACCTAATGGGCTACTTAGAAGGTTGTAAACATTACTGTTTATTTTTAATAGTACGTTTAGTACGTTTATTACGTCATATTTGAATGGATAAAAACTTTTTTACTTTTTTTCTGGAGAATATGCCTATAGTGTAACTCGACGTACTATCCCCCCAAAAAAATAAAACTTGACTACATGTGGCCCTTTGATTAACTTGTGTAATATCAACAATTCAATTATGAGGTTCAACTATGACAGACAAACACGAATTTGTATATGGGTATGATGTAAAGAAAACCTACAAGGTCGGACACAACCGTGGACACAACCGTGTGTGGATCGAGGGCAAGATGCTCTTGGACTTTGGTTTCAAAAGAGGGCGCGTGTTCTCAAGGATCATGCACCAAGAATTAAAGTATGTAAAAATGGAACTGATTGCTGACCCATACTACGGCAAGCACCGTGTTGCAGGGACCGAGGCGCGTCCTATCATCGACTTAAATGGCAAGTATCTTGATGAGTTATTCTATGGGTACACTCACTACGAGGCTACATTCAATATAATTAATGGAACTTTTCTTCCTTACATTAAGATCGAGGGAGTAAACGTATGAGCATGATCCACAGATTACATGACAAGTATGCTCGGTGGTGCAAGGCACAGGGTTTTGAATGCGTAGATGCTATGGAGTTGTTGTGTGAGCACAAGCTTACTCCGAAGCAAAGCACATGGATCGTAGATTTCATGGCGCGTTGGGAAGTAGCAGAAGAGGCACACTTGAAAGAGTGTTGGCACAGGGAAGGGAGAGACTAATGACAGTCGCAGAGTTAAAGCACCGTCTTTTTCAAGCTCAGTGTCAATCTCATGCAGATGATGAAGAGGTATGTATTTACGATCAAGAAACTGGTGAGCGTTACGAAATATTAATTGTAGATGATACGATTGATGGTGAAATTCAACTAAATATAGAGGTGAAATAATGGGTATTGTATTAAGTTTGTATGATTACACAGGCGAGGCATTGAAACCTTGGGCTGATGCCGGACACGAATGTTATGCCTTTGATATTCAGCATGATCCACATGAGATCACAAAAGAATATTATCACAGGATCGGGAATGGGTCGATTGAGTACCACCATGCAGATTTGCATGATCCGCAGAGTTTTGTTGATATAAAAAGAAACATACCTTTCATGGGGCAACCTGTTATCTTTGGTATGGCTTTCCCTGTTTGTACAGACCTCGCGGTTTCGGGCGCGGCATGGTTCAAGAAAAAAGCAGAGGCCAACCCATGGTTTCAAGACGAGGCTGTTAATCATGCCATGACTTGTGCCAGATTTTATGATACGATTGGCGTCCCATATTTTATAGAAAATCCTGTCAGTGTTTTGGCTACCAAGTGGCGTAAACCTGACTATTCATTCCACCCGTATGAGTACGGGGGATACATCGAGGACGATGCCGCAGAGCATCCTCGATGGCCTGAGTACATTGCGCCTCGGGATGCATACAAAAAGAAAACTTGTTTATGGACTGGTAATAACTTTCGTATGCCCACCAAGGTATCTGTTGACCCAGAGCGTTATCATGGTAATGGTTATAGCACCGCCATGATGAAGCTTGGGGGCAAGTCCAAAAGGACAAAAGATATACGCAGTGCAACGCCGCGAGGATTCGCCAAAGCGGTTCAACTATTCAATCAACAAGGAGGCTCACATGCCTAATCACACATCACAACAGGTTCACGTTACTGGACCACAATATCTCATGGTTCATATATATGCCGCCGTGAAGAACGGAACTCTATGCCAGACTGTTTGTCCAATGCCTTTCGAGGTTTGGTCACAGGAGGATGAAGGTCATACTCCGGCATGGTATCAATGGCGTCTCGATAACTGGGACACCAAGTGGGACATCTACAATGTAGACATCAGTCAAGAGATTTCGGACCCTGATGTTCTAGAACGTAGCGCGGAGGTTACTTTTCAATTTAATTGCGAGACTGCGTGGAGCCCACCAATCAAAGTTTGGGAGAAGCTTCATGACATGGGCATCATTATCGATGCATCATACCAAGACGAGGGCATGATGTATGAAGGCACGTTCATCGATGGGGTGGACAAAACTTGGACACCAGAAGAGGAGGCCGTGTAATGGCACATCAATTACTATTAAAAGCAATTAAGTATTCTGAATGGGCAAGCCAAGAGACCGCCTGTTATCAAGCCAAGCTTTATGTGGACGGTAAGTCGTTTGCATATGTCAGCAACGAAGGACACGGTGGCCCAGATCGAGTGGATCGAGACCCCAAGTACAAGGGCAACTGGTCCGAGGTCATGCGTGAAGTGACCGAGGCTTTCGATGATGAGAACTTATTCCCTCGAGAAGCACCATGCGAACTCTTTCCAGATGGATGGGGTGAGAATCTGGAGACATGGTGCGGTAAACGTTTGGACGAGCACCTTGCTCGCAAGGACATGAAACGCGCCATGAAGAAGAAATGTTTGTTCTTGTTTGAGAACGAGGAGGGCGTGTACCAATCTGATTGGCATCCACCTGTCACTAATGGTGATTGGACTAAGCTGCCGAATCAAAAGGTTCGCCGCAAGATCCTCAACGATATGCCCGAAGAGATTGCGTTGATGTATTACATGGGCAAGATCCCAGTTAATGGAGCGACATCATGACAAAAAATGGAGCGATTAGGGGGCATCAGGCCCCCTCTGAAGAAAGACTTTCAGAAAGCATAATCTACACAGTTCATCATTGGACTGTGGATAAATTGTCTTCTGCATCTAAGCAGACGGGAACCTACAACCAAAGATACACCAATCAATTCGAAATAGAGTTGGACAGAATCAAAGAAGCCATCGATAATGAGGGACATAATTGGTTGGAGTTTAACAGAGAAGGATAAATCAATGAGCAGTATTAAAGAACGAAAGATGCCATGCCCAGAATGTGACGGGCATGGACAAGTTGAAGTGGAGTACGCTGTACCTCACAACATAAACCGTGACGTAGGATATTTGGACACGCGGCTCGAGGACTGCGAGTATTGCAATGGCTATGGAGATATCGAGGACGAAGGGTTCGAGGATCTAGATGTCTGATAAAAAAACTGCAGCCATACATTCCAAGATGGCAAAGCAAACCAACGAGATAGCAAGACTGCTGAAGGCGTTGGAAAAAGTAACCGCTGAAAAGCTAGAGTTACTTGAGGAAATTAATTGGATAAGAAAGGGAAAATAACGTGTATCAAGTAACAACGAAGACAGCCCACTCGGGTTTCGAGGCCGCGTTCATGGACACATGGATCGAGGTTCAAGATTGGATTGACCACATACTTCCAGAACTAAACTTAGATCCAAAGAAGTTTGAATATTGGACGGTTGCTTTAGTGTTTGACGGTCTGATGGAAACTCACACTGAGTTTTATTCAGAGAGCATGATGGAAAAGGGACATCTTATTCACAATCTCATGCGAGTACTGCCAGAGGATATGGAACCAGATGATGTGGTTGCTACCCTAATGACTATGGCATCTCAATTCTGGAGTCCTCAAGACATGGAGTTCGGATTCAAAATGCTGTCACAAATTTCATCTAAGTCAGCAAAGGATCGATCACACAATGTCCCTAAAGAGAGAATGCACTAAAGCACTAACACCCGCAGAGCAACAGAACCTTACTTATTTAAGGAATAAAGTTGATCATCTGCAGGAAGAAAGGTTTCGCAAAGACGCGAGACCTTCACTCAACGATGAAATCTTTAACGCGGTGGGGGAACTACGTTCTTTCACCAGTAATCTCAGACAGAAAGGAAGGAACATATGACACCGGAACAAGAAGATAAGTTTCGAAAGGCATGGATCAAACAAAACCAAATGGACGTTATTAAAAAACCTAGAATTGCTCATATGCACAACCAGGATTTATTGAAAAAAAACATTAAGAAATGTTCTCCTGCTAGTAAGAAGCAAAAGATTGGCGAAAGATCTCGTCGGATAAATATTCTTTTGCACAAGAGACTAGACGTAACCACTATTGCAGACCTGTTGGGTGTATCAGAGACACTGGTCTGCAATATT